TCGGGTATCACATCGGATACTGAAGAAAATACTGGCGAAGAAAATAAAGGATGCAAGACTGCTGGAGGTCTTGTATTCCGTAATCGACTGTAAGCATACTCCGTTTGGCTTGCCGCTGGGTGCGTCTCCGGGAGATGTGCCGCTGGAGGACCGGCTTTATGATGTCGGTATGCCGATTGGTAATCTACTCTCACAGGTATTTGCCAATGTGTACCTGGATGTGCTGGACCAGTTCTGTAAAAGAGTGCTGAAAATCCATTTCTATATCCGGTATATGGATGATGTGATTGTTCTTTGCAACGATAAGATACAGCTCCGGGAATGGAAAGATCAGATTGAGGTATTTCTGATGAATGAACTGGAATTGCACCTTAATAGCAAAACCTGTATCCGCCCAATCAGCCAGGGAATTGAATTTGTCGGCTACCGTATCTGGCCGGATAGGGTGATTGTGCGGAAGAGCACCAGTCTTCGGATTAAGAGGGCATTGAGAGGACTTGCAGTAAAATATTCAAAATATGAAGTAACCATGCAGGATGTTACGTCTGCACTCCGGAGTTATCTCGGTATGTTGGAGCGTTGCGACAGCGAAGCCCTGGTGAAGAAGATTCTGGACAACCTGGTACTGACACATGAACAAAAGGAATCGGAGGAGAGATATGAGCAATCAGGAAATTATGGAATTGCAGAACACGCTTATAGAGAACCAGAGATATGTCATTTCTGAGCTAATGAAGCGGTACTGCTTAGAACCAACCTTCGAGATTGATGAACGGCTCCAGGCTGTTATTCGTCAGAATAACGAGCTTATGAGTATATTGGAAAAACCGTAGGGAGGAGGTGACAAGTATGCCGGGAGATTTTATCGTAGCCATTGTTGTTGCGGCAGGAATACCGTCTGCAATTACTGGATTCTGCTTCTGGTGCGTTCAGCAGAAAATAGCTAAGCGTGACAAAGAGCAGGAAGAAATGGAAAAAGCGAAAGAAGAGAATGAATTGCTTCTTATTAAGCTGGCAGGAGCTTCGCTGTCATTGGGGGAAGCAACAGCGGCGGCAGTCCAAAGGATTCCTGATGCGCATTGCAATGGTGATATGCACGCCGCATTGGAATATGCAAGGCACATAAAGCATGAGCATAAAGATATGCTCTACGAAACCGCAGTCAAGAATTTGATTTAGCGGGCATTTTAGACCGTATTTGATGTTACCCAAACATTTCCCCACATAACGGTTTAAAACGCAACCACGGAACGATCAGAAGCTCACAGAGCCATATAAAACGAAATTATACAGGAGGTAAGTATCTATGAAGAACATTAACTGGGCGAGAAAGCTCACGAGCAGAAAGTTTTGGGCGGCAGTAGTCGGATTTGTTACCCCGATGATGGTAGCCGCAGGAGCAACTGACGGAACGATTACCCAGGTGACCGCAATCATCATGGGCGGCGCCACACTGATTGCCTATATCATCGGCGAGGGAATGGCAGATTCAGCCAATGCTGGCGTTGATGCGGCAGTCGGGATTGAAGTGGTAGAAGATGACTAAGAAGCAGAGTGATCAGAGGGCCTGGGAAACCGGGCCTTTTTCTATACGAACAGGAAATCGATGAGGTAGATAATGAGAAAAGAAAATGTAGAAGTAATGGCAAACATTCTTTATGCCGTGGAAACTGGCGGTCAGGTGTATGGCGGCAGATGCTACGATGATTTCACTCCGGCCTACAAGAACAGCAGCGCAGAACACGCAATCACGATAGGAGCCGGAGCCTGGTATGCGACAGAAGCAAAGCGGCTCCTGAAGATGATTCGTGATAAATATCCGGACACATTCAAGAAGCTGGACACAGCGGGAATTTCGCAGGATTTGGATTCGGCGGACTGGAGCAGGTACCAGCTGGACAAGACTTCTGCAAAGGCAAAGTGCATCCAGAAGATTATCTCTTCTGTTGATGGAATCAAGTGCCAGGATGCCCTGATGTATTCACAGATTGAGGAATACACGGAGAGTATCACGAAGAGCTTCGGAGAAATGCCTGACGGAGCCATGATGGAGTGTATCAATATCCGGCATCAGGGTGGCATGGGTGCACTGAAGAGGATTCTGGCAAAAACCAGTCAGCCTTACACAGCGGACAGCATATACGCTGCACTCTGCACAGACCCGGCAGATAAGAGCAATAACAATCAGGTCGGGGATTATGTAACCAGGCAGAAAAAAGTCTATGAGATGATTCAGAAATATTGCAAGGAGGAAGAAGCGATGGGAAGAACAGCGCAGGATGTTTTGGACGTTATGCGGAGCTGGCTTGGATTCAGCGAAGCAAACGGCAAGTTCAAGCAGATTATCGACATTTACAACAGCGTGAAGCCGTTGCCGAGAGGCTATGCTGTGAAATACACGGATGAATGGTGCGACACTACCGTATCAGCGGCAGGAATCAAAGCGGAATGCTCTGATTTGATTAACCGGGAGTGCGGTTGCGAAGAGCACGTAAAACTCTTCCAGGCGATGGGGATTTGGATAGAAGATGGCACAATCACACCGAAGGCGGGAGATGTGATTCTCTACAACTGGGATCAGTCCTATCAGCCGAATGATGGCTATTCGGACCATATCGGTTATGTGGAATCCGTTTCCAACGGGCAGATTACCTGCATCGAAGGCAACAAAGGTGAAGCTGTCGCAAGGCGTGTGCTGTCGGTTGGAAATGGCTATATTAGAGGCTACGCACGTCCGAAGTATTCCTCTGGTGGAAGCAGCCAGCCGGTTCAGCCTAGTGCGCCGTCCACCAGCACCGGTACAACACTGAGCAAAGAGGTTGCGTGGTACGGCGTGGTGAATACCGGTTTTCTAAATGTTCGTACCTGGGCCGGAACAGAAAATACACGGCTCAAATCTTATCCGTCTATTAAGCAGGGCACAAAAGTGGGCGTGTGCGCTGTGATACAGGATAAAGATGGTGATCCGTGGTATTATTTGAAAATCACCGGAGAGCAGGGCGAGAAGTATGGGTTTGTTGCCGCCGCCTATATCACGAAACAGGCCACCAGCACGCCAAACAGCAATACTACCGTTGAGGATGATGGAAAGATTTCCAAAACACCTCAGTGGGTAGGAAAAGTAACAGCAGATGTGCTGAACGTCCGCACCTGGGCTGGAGTAAATAATCCGAAGATTAAGTCCTGGCCTCAGTTGGGGTATGGAAATCTGGTGGATGTGTGCGATGTGGTAAATGCGGCTGATGGCTCACGCTGGTACTACATCCGCATTGATGGGCGGATTTACGGATTCGTTCATTCTGCTTACATCACGAAAGCGTGATGAAACAACCTCTTTTGGTACAAG